CAGGGTTCCCAGTTTTCGCCGCGGTTTCGTATCGCTTGCAGGATGGTGAATGCCTGCTTTACGTGGTGTCGCTCTTGCTCGGTCACATCCCACCTCCGAAGTATCCGGCGATGCCGCTGAGGATCGCCGTGACGATGTGGGTGATGAGCTGAACGATCTTCTGCTTCTTGTCCATGTCTTCTCCTCTGATTTCTTGTGTTAGTTTCGCTTTGATGATGTCTCTGCCCCAGTTCTCTCTTTGTCTTAGTCTTCTTTGCTCCTTTTCGCTGTTGTCTTCCCTTATTTGGTAGTAGTCCACTTGTGTTATTTCCTTCCCTTCTTTGCAGGCGGGGGCAAGGGGCCGCCAGGCCCCCGCCCCTCCTGCTTTTCGGAATACATCTCCCTTTTACAGTTTCCGAGTTTTTGAGAGTTTTGTCTTTGCCAGGGTGACCTTTTCCCTAACCAGCCTCCGTTCGGGAACGTTGTCGGCAGCGCGGCCTGCCGCAGACTTAATCCGTTCTTCCCTTATTTGCGCATGGAGGTCTGGGTCCTCTTTTTCCAGCTGTTGGTAGTAGTATTTCGGGACGGGCAGTTTCTTGCCCTGGATGACGACGAAGTCGTCGGGAAAAGCGTCATTCTTGAATTTCTTCCACCAGTCGTGTCCGATCCCTGGCTTTCTGCTCATCGTTGCTAGTTCGTCTCTGACCGTAACGCATTCTCCACTCCCGGAGTCGACCCTTTCGAGCGCTCTCTTTCTCCTCTCCCCGTAGAGCTTCTTCTGGACGTACTTGCAGACGTAGGCGATCGCTTCCGGAGCCATTTCTTTGATTTCGTGGAATCCATAGGGCCAGCATTTTTCTACGATTCGGCTTGTCCATACTGGGTGCCCCGCGTCGTCTTTCCACCGGTCGATCTCCGTTTCCTTGAAGTCCTGGCCAAACACTAGAGCGTGATAGTGTGGCCTTTGTTGTTCGTCTCCGTATTCCCCCACTTGGAAGAATCGGAGCTTTCCGAGTCCGTGATAGTTGAGTTGCTTGCGCAGCCGTTTCGCGAAGAGCTGCCAGTCCTGGACGGCCAGGTCGTACGGGTGCGTCCCGTGTTGCAGTTCTCGCAGTGCGAGTCCTTCGTCGCTGAAGGTGAGCGTGATGAAGGAGTTCTTTTGGTGGAGCGTCGCTTCATGTTGAGCTCGCGTGCTCCAGTCTTGGGAGCGTCTGATCTTGCAGTCCATGCAGCGTCCGCACGGCAGCTCGAGCTCGGGACGGTTTCCGGTCCCGAAGAGCCGGGAGTCCGGGACGCCGTGCAGGAGTCTGACGACTCCGTCGGCGCCCCGGGTCCCCCGGATCGGTTTGGTGCACGGCACCTAGAACCTCCAGCCGCCCCTCAGAGGCTTCTGCGTGAGGTTCACGTTCATCGTGGCCGTGCCCTTTCGGAAGTTTTTCCGTGAGCCGCCACGGCTCATCCTGGATCGTTTCACATGCGGTCCTCCCTGGTTTCGTGGAGCTCCGGGTACCCGGTTCCAATTGCCCTTACTTGTAGGTAATTGGTCTAACTGACACCACCCCCGGCGGGAGCTGCCCCATCGGGTGCAGGGGTGGTATCCCCCACAGGCGGTGGTGTCGTTTCGATGGGGAGGCCGGCCTTGACAAGGGCGGCCGTTGCCCCTTCGTCGGCGAGCATTTCGAGGAGCATGACCGGATTGTTCTGGGCCAGGGCGCGGACCTGGGCCGGTAGGGTCATGAACTGTCGATTGGCTTCTGCCACCTGGTGGTACGCCTCCTCAAGCGTCACGGCGGCGCTGAAGTCGCCGTATCTGGGTTGCATGGGGTTGAGGTTCGCGAAAACCCCAGTCTTCTTGTACCTCGCCACCATTAGGTTGATGTCGGTCTCGTTTCGGTTGGCCTGCTTCGTTCGGGATCGGGTCCCGACTTCCGCGATGACCCGGACTCGTTCGTATGTTGCCATGTTATTTCTCCCACCACGGACTCCAGAGGGGTCCGGGTTCGGTTTTCTCGGCTCGTTCGCGTCGGAACTCCTGGTGTCGTTCCCACAGGCTCTTCGCGCTGCCTGTGGTCTTTGGGTCGTCGTACATCTTGTCCAGGAAGGCCCTCATCATTCCGGGGAGACTGCTTCCCGGTGGGCCGAAGGTCTCCAGTGCGTTGGTGTCCGCCTGGAGCTTTTTGGCGCTGTAGCCGCTGGTGATTGCGTCTTGGGCGTACTTCGCCTCCAACGCGGCGCCGGTCTTCGTCTCTTGGAGGAGTCGTGCTATGTCGGCCTGGTTCCTTTCGAATTGTTGCAGCATCGCAGGGCGCTGGAGCTGCATGTTCACGGCCTGGTCCTGGAGGAGTCCAGTCGAGGCGATGTTTCTTCTGATCTCGGAAGGGGCTTTCCCTTCTCCGATTCCCGCCTGGCGATGGGCTGCCATCGCCGATCCGACGCCGGCGCTTGATCCCGCTTGGAAGGGCGCGAGCTGTCCGGTGGACGCGATGTTCTGGGCCGTCGCGTGTCCAGGTGTCGCTCCGACCGCGAGGATTGGATTCAGTCCGGCCTTGGTGAGGCTGTGGACCATGTCCTGATACTCGCGTCTTCGCAGTGTTCGGATGTCGTGGATCTGGTTCTTGCGTTCTTTGCTAGTTCCTCCCCAATTTCCGGTGAGTACGCCGGTTCCCAGGTAGTTGAGGCCCATCCCCGCGTAGTCGGGTGCGACTGATCCGAGGTTCATGAGCCCAGCCAGGGCGCCTGCTTGGATTGCCATGGGTCCTCCTAGAAGTGGTCGATGAGACCGGGCACGGAGTAGGTCGGCATCGGCCTGACGTGCTTGATCGCGAAGTGGCCGTCGAGGATCGCGACAGACGCCCCGAGCGTCGTCCCGAGGACCCGGGCAAGCGGCGGGTTTTCTTTGATGAAGTCTTCGTTCAGGAGCGGAAGCGACGCGAACTCTTGGGCCAGGTGCCACGCATCCAGAGGCGTGGTGTAGGTCGACCGCATAGCACCGGTCGTGATGCTAGGCTTGTACCTGTATTCGGCCCACCGTTCCTGGTAGCCGAAGACGTCGTTGTCGGCCGCGGTTCCCTGCTTGTAGATCTCCTCGTTTGTGATTTCCTGCTCGCCCAGGTGCGCGAGCGCGGGCCAATAGAAGTCGTACTTCGTACTTCTGAGGAATTGGCGCGGTACTCCTTGCTGGTAGTTGAGGTCTGCGCGCAGACTGATGAGGCCGAGGATGATCGAGTGCTCCGTGAAGCTTTTGGTCACGGTCGGCAGCCCGCCGGCGAATGTCGCAAACGCTGCTAGTTCGCCGATGTTGTAGTTGATGTCTGCCGTGTTCGCGACCGGGTTGATGCTGATCGGGATTGTTCCCCCCCCTATGTATTCGACGCGCTGGAGCCGCTGGTCCGGACTAACAACGCCGAAATGGCTTCGGAGGAGCTCGGTGTACCTGGTTCCCCCCCGGGCGTCGCGCTCGAAGAGCCGCTGCATCTGGAAGGCCATTCGCATCTCGTTGATCGTTGCGGCGGTTGCGGCCGTTAGGTCCGCGTAGGGCATCGTTCCGCCGGTGGGCGTCGTCGCTAGGTCGAGCGACGGGTCGTCCCACACGAGCGGACTGCCCGCGTTGGAGCTGGCGTTGGTGTACCAGACCGCGGCGTTTGCTCCCGTTCCCGATCGGGTGAGTCCCGATGCTGTGCCGCCGGCGTCTGGGATGAACGTTATGTCACCCCCGACGCGCATCCCTGGATGTCCGACGAGCGGTGCGCTCGTCCCGAGTGGGAGCGTGACCGCGTCTCCTTTCTGCGGCCAGGGCAGCGCCGACGTGAAGTAGTCGTGCCGCTTCCCGCGAGGCAGGATCGGGTAGTCCGCGATGGCATCGGGTCCGTCGTCCAGGTCGACGGTCGTGCTGTCTTGGAGGTTTTCCGACCGATACCACTGGTTCCACGTCAACGCATAAGCTCTCGTGTAGAGTGCGCTCATGGAGCTGGCTACGCCCGCAGACGCTTGCGGCGGGTAGCCCATGAAGTCCGGCAGGCTGAGGAAGGCGAAGCCGTTGGCCGCGCTTTCGACCTGGGGGACGACGTAGTCGGTTGAGTCGTCTGGATTGTCCTGCTCCCCCATGAACCGCTGCCAGTTGGTCCACACGAGGCGGTTCGGGCAGGCCCAGAAGTGCACGTCTGCGTAGACGTTATCCATGATCGGGAATAACGGTGTCGCGAGTCGTCCGAATAACACCGGTTTGATTGAGATCGTGTCCCCGGGAAGTGCTTCTTCCACGAAGATTGGATAGAGCATTCCTGCGGCCGGTATTGCGGTTTTGACGCCGCATGTTCGGTTGAAGACCGACCGGGGTACGTTTGCGCTGGGTAGCGTTGCGAAGCTCTTTTGGTTGACGCGTCCGGCTGTGGTTCGTGACATTAGTTCTTTGCCTCCTGGTTCTGGAACTCGATCGCCTTGGCGATGCAGGGTCCAGTTTCCGGCGTGATGATGCCGGTCTCGTTGTCGTAGCTTCCGATTCTGAAGAGGACGAAGTCCTCCGGGTGCTTTCCGATTTCGGTGCTCGGGTCCCGTGCGACGACTCCGAATTGTCGTCGTGCTTCCGCGTCCGTCCTGGACGCGACGGGGTTTCCATACTGCTCGGCCTTGTTGTCATACACGGTATAGAGTCGCATTAGTTTTCCTCTCCCATTGCCATACAGAGT